GAAACTCGTAAGTGTTTCCAACGTTTGCTGTGCTTAAAGCAGGCATGTTAACAACAATATCATCTGTTCCATCAACCTCAAAAATTGTTCCTGATTGAGCAGTGGTTAAAGTTGTAGTAACAGCAGCACCTGTGTTAAGAGTTGCGTTATCTACAGTCGTTCTAAAGTTAGGTCTAGCATCATAAGTTGCTTCAACCGTAATAGCTCCTGTCGTGCTATTTTTTGTTATTTGTTCAAAACCGTTTTGCGATCGTACCGGTCCTGAAAATGTAGTGTTTGCCATAATTATATCCTCCTAGTTTCTGAACATAGTCTCTAGGCCGTCGACTATACTCGTCTATGTTCTAATTAATTGTATAGTGATTAATTTATATACTATATTTTTATAAAGCGCAAGAGAGCCTGTAGTGTGGATGGGTTTTTTCCAACGATGTAGCTTTTTTATTAAGTAGCTACAGAAACTTGAGGAGCTGCATCTTCTATTTTATTTTTCATATGAGCTTTTTCTGCTTCAGCTGCTCTTATGTGGCTAAGAACTTCTCTAACTTTTCTGTCGATCTTAACCATGTTGAGAGTATATCTACCCTCTTTCAGATGCTCCTGCTCCCATTCTAGATCCAACACTCTCTTTTGAGAGTATAGGTTTTCCAGATGTTGCATTATCGCCTCCATTAATAACCTCCTCATAGGTTATTCTTTGTACTCTTGGATCGTGCATTTCTCCAAGATACTCCCATGTTATATCAGATTTTCCCAATCTGTCAATGATTGCATTTTCTATATCTAAAGGGGATTCGACGCACTCAATAATAAAATCAGCGTAGTATTGATAAGCAGATATTTGAACTCTGAATTGTTTTCTGTGCATTTTTCCTTTCTATTTTTAAAATGAGGCGGGATTGTGTCCCGCCTCAAAATTTTAAGTATTACGCACCTTCTACGCCAAAGATACCTCTGAAGTCAGATACTCCAAATGAGTATCTTTCTCTAGCTTTGTATCTTACGTTTCCAGTATCGAAGTCACCTTCCATTGCAGTTGTCAATGGAGCTCTTGTGAACATTTTCATACCATTTGGTACGTCTGTAATGATGTAGAATGCATCAGAATCAGTTAGGTAATTGTTCACTCTGTATCCTTGAGGAACCATTCCCATAGAAACGATTGCATTAATATCATTATCAGCTGTTCCAGTTCTACCTTGAGATTTCATTAATCTCTCAGCTGTAAACTGAAGCTCTGAAGGAATGATCATTTTCAATCCTCTTGCTGCAATTCTAAGTCCTCTTTCATCAGTCAATTTCGCGATTTGAATCAACGAATTTTCTAATGAAGTCTCGTTAAGGTCTGCTTGTGTCGTTAATGTATTTTGCACATTTGGACCTGTAAGAGCAGGGTGATCTGTAGCAAATAATGCTTTTCCATCCCCAGACTTAAATGTTCCAGTTGAAGGTAAACCATTAATTAATGGTTCGATAGACTTCACTTGCTTAGCGTTACTCATAGATCTTGCTAAAGCTTTTGTGTATCTAGCAGCAAGTCTATCGTAGAGGTTATCTTCGATAGCTTCTTCTGTGATTGCAAATGCTAAAGCTACAGTCTCGTGAGTGTATCTAGCTGTAAAAGTCTCCTGTGCATCATCAAATGATACTCCAGAACCTTCACCTTTTACTTGCGCGTTTCCGAAACCAGATAACATTACTTCTTCTTCAAAAGCTCTGTCACTGTTTTCGTTGGTATAAATCTCAGCATGCTGATTTTCATACCTTTTGTATTCCAAGCCGAACAGTGCGTTCAAACCTGGCTCTAGTTCTTTGACTAGCTGTGATCGTGATATTGCCATTTTTGTTCTCCTATTCTAGCTATTAGTTATACAAATTAGCAGCTGAGTTAATTGCAACGATAACGTTTGCGCCTACTGCTGTCAGATCTTCATTCTCTGGATCTTCTGCAGATCTTACAACTCTGAACATATGTGTTTCGTCCAGAGCGCCTACGTCTAAAGTTGCTGTCGAGCTACCGTCTTTTGCGTCTGTTGCTGTAAAGTTATTCACATTACCACACTGACCTTTGATAGCCTGTGTAACTGCTGCGTCTGCTTTACATACGTACTCTTGGAAAGGATCGTCATTAACGAAACCTATACCATTTGTACTACCAGTATTTGGGTTAGTTCCAAAACGTGCCCCTGCTGCTACTGAGTTTGCGAACGTTGGTTTTAGTGTAGTGCTATCAATGAAAAATGCTCCATTAAATACACCGACTAAAGATGCGTCTGTACCAGCCGCATATGCTAAACCACCGTTTCCGCCATCATCAGTTGTAGCGAAAGCCATGTCTTGTAAGAAACCTTGGTCTCCACTTGAATCTTCAAGTGCTACCGGGTTTCCTTTAAAAAGCCCAACACCAGTGTTGTCTTTGATATCGTATTTAGATTGACCACTGATAGCAGGCGTATTGCCTATTCTCATAGCCGCTTTAAATCCGAAACCACTTGTGCTTCTATTAGCCATGTTGTTTCTCCTTATGTACCTACCCTTGCGGGCCTCCAGTACGGTTTAAAAATTCAGTGATATTTAAAATTACTTTTTCGTACCACCGAAGGTTACACGGGATTGCCTTTCAACATTGATAGGCATCCTATTATCCTGCTCCTTCAATAGATCGTTTTCTACTGCTTCGTTTCTATCTTCATGACGTTTTGTCATGTAGTCTTGACGTTGCTTCGCGATCTCGACAGGTACCTTCGCAAGAAGAAGGCCGCCAACCCCAATCACTCCCTTGTATTTGCCCTCATCGAGGACTGGATAATCACTGGCATTTTCAACTTCCTCGGCACGAACTAATTCATAACCTTCTCTTAATCTTCCAGTTATGTTTTTCGTATCTTGGTAGCCTACTACCTCTGCTCTTATCCATCTATACCTGAATCCATCAGGTGCAGGGGGTGCATCTAGAGATGATGGTGGAACCCACACTTTAGGTCTTTCAGATTTTGACCGTGTCTGGTTCGCACGAGAAGTGTTTTTGTCTTTTTCCATGTTACGCTCCTTCCGTGTTTTTTAATTGTTTTGCGTATTCTTCGAGTGGCACACCTAATTTTTTCGCTATTGCGACCTGTGATGATGTGAGTCTCACAGTTTTGCGACCTGGCTTTACGCTCCTTTTAGCAGGAGCCACTGTCTGAACAGGGGTGGCCGTTTGCTTTTCTTCAGTATTACCAAATTTATGCGGAAAGTCAACTCTAATACGTTTATCAACTTCTGCATAATACTCGTCAGAACTAGGATCATACCCTTCTTTTTCAGTAAGATCCTTATGTATCTCAAATGCAGTGTATGTCATTGCTCTATCAGTTCCGAACCATGAGTTTTTTGCAGCCCATGCTTCAGCTCTTGGATCCGGATTTATTGGATCATCTGTTTGAGGAATGTTTACGTTTCCGCCTTGAGAAAGTCTTACAGGCTTCTCTTCCTGTGGTTTAACTTCTCTACCTTCTTTGGCTGCATCTAGTTTTGCATTCTCAAACGCGAGTGTTGCAATTCTTTTGTTAGCCTCAACTTGTGCCTTTGCATCACCAGATTCAATAGCAGCAGCTAATTCTTTTTGTGCTGCTTCTAGTCCTGATGAAATTGTAGACTCAAATTTTTTAATATAATCAGAATCAGTTTTTTCAAAACGTTTTTCTAATGCTTGTCTTTTTTCCTCTACACCTTTGGCATAATCTAAAGCAGCTTGTTCTCTTCTTTCTGCTTCTCTCATCTTACGAGTTAATTTCGCAATACGAGCTTGTACACCTTTACTGTAGTCCTCTAACTCACTATCTTTTTTTTCATCTAACTTTGTTTCTCGTTCGTTTTCAAATGATTTATCTGTTTCTTGTTCTTTGTTTTCTTCCGGCTGTTCAATTACAGCTTCGTCTTTCTTCTCTTCGATATCCACTGTAGCATCAGGTCCTGATGTATCGATGGGTACCATTTTTTTATCTTCGTCTGGCATAGTTACTCCTTCCTATGTTAAAACTCATGCAAGATGTCCTCTGGACTATCAATTGTTGCTAACACTTCATCGTCGTTTAGCAGACGCATTTCCCCACCATCTATTTTGATTCGGCTACCTGCATAACGTGCAAACAT